CATCGCTGCAAACTTTTGTAGTTCAGTTTTATACTTCTGTTCGTATAATGTCAACATATCAGTTGGACCTTTTAAAAAAGAATATGCTTCTACTAAACATGCATATAACAGACCTTGAGGAAAGTATCGACTGATATAAGTCCCAGAAGTCTCTGTTTCTAAACCAGGTGGAATTTTATTATAATATATTCTAAATACATAATTAGCGTCTGGTGTAGGAGCTAAATAAATAGATCCTGATGTAGTATCAGTTGTGCCTGTTGCACCACCAAACATTGAATAATATTTAGGTTTTCCAGTTACATCTGCTCCTGATGTGGTTGATCCTTCTGGACCTGTTAATCTTCCTACATATTCTGTTAAAAAAGTTTGATCACGTCTTTCTAACCACGTGCCTTTTTCTGTAGAATTTGTAGCATTAAATACTTCAACCCCTCTTACAAATAAAGATCCTGCAGGAACTCTAATATTATTTACATCTGTTGCCATTGTTCCTTGTTCAACAAACCTGTCTGAATCCATAGGAAGATCATAAGCAATTCTATATTCTGAATTTTCTATAAATCTATTTAATATAGCAGCAGTAAAAACGTTAGCATCTACTTCAGTATAATTTCTAATATCTGTCTGTAAGTTTGATAAATTGTATCCAGCCATAATAATTAACCTCTATCATTAACGGGTCCAATTGTACACTGAAAACCGCCTCCTGTTGCTGTGCTTCCAGCGTTTGACACTAAAGGAACTGTTATAGAATTATATTGTGTTTCTGTAGCTTGTGTTCCATTAGGTAATGTAGGACCAACTTCTACTGTAGTTGCAATTGCTGTTGCTAAGTATGATCCAAAAACTTTTGCTCCGTTTGCATGAGTTGTTGCTGTGGTATTAGAAAAAGTAATTCCTCTAAAAGGAGCAGCTGTGCCTCTTGTCAATCCAGATAAAACTCCTGTGCCTGTATTGTTATTTGTGTATTGAATAGTTTCGTTAATGTATTGTCCAAAATTTGGATTATTTTGTGTTGCTCCTCCAACAGAAATAGTTGCATTTTGATCTACTTTTTCTATTACAATAAAACCAGCATTTGGAAATGCTGCAGAATTAGTTAAAGTTAAAGTATTAACTGTATCACTAATTGCACCATTTAAAGTTGTTTCTAATTCTAAAGTTGCAACTGCAACACCTCCTACAGTTTCTTTAACCGATTGAAATCTAACATAAGATGTTCCTTCGTTAATTTGATTA